CGGGAGACCGGACGAACGGCTGCGAACCAATCGAAGACCAGCCCGAGTTGTGGATTCACCGCGACGAGACGCAGCGCTCGAGCTGGTCGTCGAAGAGTTCGCGAAGTGGTTGGTGGTCTCGTCCATAAGTGAATCCACGCGAAACCTATCGGCATCACGAGTTTTCGCACAAGAGGAAATGCCAACTTTTCCGCCTCGGAGTTCTGCAGCATCCCGGAGCCGTTCCTCCTTGTGCCGCAAGTACCTGTGGGTCTGGTCGATAGAGCGATGGCGCACGAGCCGTTGAATTAGTTCTGGAGGGGTGCCGGCCTCAAAGGCGGCGGTGATGTAGCCGGCCCGGAAGGAGTGCCAAGAGTACCTGCCGACAATCCCGCATGCCGCCAAGTCGGCCTGCAGCGCCTTGTCTGTGACGATGCGATCGAAGACCTTTGCGCCAGTTCTGGCAAGTCCTGACAACAGCAGGCAGGCCGCAGCACTGAGGGGCACAGCGTCGCGCCGCCGGGCCTTGTCGGCGCTCACGACCATCGTGCGCTTCTCAAGGTCAATGTCGCTCCAAAGCTGCGCCCGGGCCTCGCCGCGGCGCAGCCCGGTGAGCTGCAGAAACCGATACAGGTTTGCCCGGTTGGCTGCGCTGGCTCGGTCGCTTGGCTTGCGGCCGGTCTTCGATGCCTTTGTGGCTGCGGCGACCAGCGCGTCGACCTGGGCGTCCGTCAGGGCGTCCTGCCCTTGGCCGGCCCTGCCCCTAGGCGCCGGCACATGGATCCACGGGTTGTCAGGCAGGACTTCCTGCACGACCAGCCACGCGCAGAACCTGCGGCAGGCCGTGATCCGGTTTCGGATGGTCTGTGGCGCCAGCGTGTTACGCCGTGTTACATGGCGCAGCCAGTCGACGCATGCGGCAGGGGTCGCACGGCGGTCTCCAAGGTGGTCCAGCCAGTCTTTAACCCACCGGGCCTGCTGCTCGACGTTCCGGCGGGCTTGCCCGTCGTAGTCCCGGCAATGCGCAGTCCATGCGTCCACCTGCGCACGGAGGTCCGTCTCCTGCGCCCGCGTTGAATCCACGCAAAACTCTACGGTCACCCGGACGATCATGGTGCAAGAATCGCAGAATCCGCATTTGAACTGGTACGAGGAGGGGCGGTAACTTGACCAAATGCACAGCGTTCAGGAACCATCAGATGGACCGAGCGGACTAAAGCGATTTCTGCGAATCTTCACTGGCATCGCCCTATTCTGTTTCCTGTTCTTGCTGCTATTTGGGGATTCACGTCAGGGGTTGCAGCAGATTGGAGCAGCAGGGACCGTCTTGTTCGGTCTGCTGTTCCTCTCCTTGTTCGTCAAGCGGGCGATCTGACCATGCGAAGCGTTCAGCAATCCGGCGGGCTGAGCGACGGCGAGCGCCAGCGGATCGTCGAAGAGGAACTCCTCCGGGCCCGTGTCCGTCGTGACATTGAGGCTCAGGAGTTGATGGAGGTCACAAATCAGGAGCGGGAACGAGAGAAGAGCAGCGTGAAAGTGCTGTTGATGATCCTCGGCGTCATTGTGTTGGTCGGGGTCGGGCTGCTGCTCACGCCCAAAGCAGTCGACCTATATCAGTCTTGGTTTCCGCCAAAGGCCCCGCCAGCCCGTCTTAAATGATCTTCCGCAGCTGCGCGACGACGCTCGAGACCACGCCCTTGGCGGCCTCGAACGCAGTGGCAGCACTGCCGCCCGTGCCCTCGACAGGACCGAACTTCGAGAGCGGGCATGTTACGCCGGCAAGCGTGAGCTTCACGGACAACTTCGAGCGCTGATTCGCTGGGCATCCGCACTGGGTGCAGAATCCGACGCCGCCGTCGTCCTTCACGCCCTGATACACGTCGACGCGACCCGGGCACTCCATGCAAAACCGAATGCGCTGCTCGACAACCTCGGCCGGCGCCGGGCCCTGGACGGCATGCTTGGCCTCAGCCTTGAGGTAGCCGGCCACCTTTGCGCCGACTGATGGCTGCTTTGCCGCGGCGCGGCGCTTCGCCTCGATCTCGCGCTGCTTACGCATGTGCTCCGCAGCGTCGATGTGCGAGCCCATGATGCGGTTCACGATCTGACGGCGCTCGTCCTGTGTCTCGATGGGCGCCGGCTTGTAGTACCAGACCTTGGTCATGTTCACCCGTTCGTGTGCGAGTAGTCGCTGGTCGTCTGGAAATCCTTGACGTGATCGGTGCAGTCGATGCACAGCGCAAATGGAAGTGGATCCATGCACTCAGTCGCACCAGTGTGTCCACACCAGCAGTCCTTTGGGTCTGCAATCACCCACACCTTGTTCCCGTTGATCGTCTGCCATGATCCCACGGCGCTCAAGCGCTCTTCATTTGCGGCAGGATTACCTTCGCCGATCTTCACCGTCGTCGGAACTCGCGTCCATGTTGGGTATGGCGGACATTTGCACGGCCCGTTGATTCGAGGGTCGCACGGGCATTCTGGATCGGTGTCAGGATCGCAGCAATATTCAGCCAAGCATGGGCAAGCCTCGGCCTCGCCAGGGGAGCAGAAACGCGGGCTGTTTGGATTTGTTTCGCTCGGGTCGCAGCAGCAGTAATCGGGCGCAGATGGATTCATTTGCGCCGGATCACAGCAAGGCTTCTCCGTCTGTGGGTTTTCCTCAATGAGATCGCAATCAGCAAGGCAGACACGAGGCCACGGCGGGCACGGATCCCACAGGCTGCCCCAGATGTGCAGCATGTGCTCAGTGCGCACCTGTGCGCATGGCTGCTGCAGTGGCTCGCGTGGGTCTTCGCATGGCGTAGCGCACTCGAGGAACTCGTTAGTGGTGCCCGGACATCCGTTAATCGTGAAGTCGCAGGTCTCGTATTGCGTAGGGTCTTTGCCATAAACTAATGGACCGGGCTGCGCAATGCTGTTGTTGGTCTTGTCCACCCGTTGCAAATTGCCGTTCACTTCTTCGTAGACGCGATGATCTGGTCGAATGACAGCGAACGCCATTCGCGTGCTGGCGACCGACCGCGGCGGGTGGTACATGCCGAAGGTCGCACCATAGTACGAGTAGCCCTGATCGTTGGTGGGCGGGTTGCAGGGTCCGTTCCAAGGATTTGATTTGAGGAAGGCACTTGAACACGGCTGGTTGACTCCGACGCAGCAAGCACCCTTCCAAACATGAAAGCAGTCTGGGTTGCAGGTCGGGCCAGACCCGTTTAGCGGGTTGCCCTGGTCGAAAGTGTGCTGCCAGTTGTGTTCCCACGGCATGCCGAACAATGTGCCCAGCACCTTGTCGATCTGGTCGTACACGCCGTTCACGCTGTATCCGATCGCGTTGTTCAAGCAGTCCAAGCCGTGGTAAGGCACCACGACCACCGGGTATCCAGGGCTCGGTGCGATGTGCCCGCTCGAGCCTCCTCCGCCTTCGCACGCGCAGCAGTGGCAGACGTTGCCCTTGCGGTTGAAGGCATCGCCGACTCCGTTTCGCACGCCCATGTGCCACGGGCCCCACGGCTTCGAGCCCATGCGCCCCCAGCTCCACGCCGCCGGCTCGACAGCACTGCAGACGCCAGGGCTGTCCTGTAAATAGAACTCTTTGTACTGCGCTCGGTACGAATTGTCGTAGCCGTACTTGTCCAGATTCAGAGAGTAGATGCAGCCGTATGAGAAGACGCCACCGTTTGGAATTGCAAACTGGCGCAGAGCGCCGCAGTTTCTAATGTCCTCTCCACAATCCTTGCACTTCTGTGCGGCCGCGCTTTGGACATCAGTGCAATCTCCAAACGCAGGCCCCTTATACTCAAGACCGATCGGCGTGCTGTTCCAGTGGGTCGTGTTGGTGCCGCCGTGGATGCCGGCACAATAGAATTGAGCGGGGTAGTCGTACTTGGCTTCCTTCCCGTAATCGTTCTGACTGCCGTGCGTCAGGACGTAACTGTTCAGACCTGGGCATAGATCGTTGCAGCTGCTCCCCTGCGGGTGCGCGGTTACGCAGTTCGGGTTCCCAGTTCCAGCAGGAGGCTCAAGTGTGTCGTATACGCGAGTCCTTGAATTGCCCCACCCAAACTTCAGCGTGCCGTTCCATACCGGGTTTCCGGCTCGAACCTGCTCGGCGCTTGTGAATCGACCGTTCAGTCCGTTTTCAGCCTTTGCCCAGTTTGGGTCGTAGCCAAATCGTTCGGTCGCAAGATTTGCACCAACGCAACCTATTCCCTCAATCAGGAACACCTTGCTAATTCCAAAACCACAAGCGTCGTCAATGCAGGTCGGGATCGTTGTGCCGCCCGAGTTGTAATCGAATCGCTGATCAGCAGCACAGTTGCAAGTCAGAGTTCCGCCACCGCCAGTATCGTGAGTCGTGTTTGGGTTGAAGACGCTTATGTACTGATCCACGGAACAGTCTCGGCAGTTGCTGCGTCCGTTGGTTTGTCCAGTTGGGCAATTAGCGTGACTGTTTGTGTTTCTAGTCGTGATGACCTGTCCAGTGCGTCGCATCGCAACCGCGAAGTCCTTCTTGATCTCAAGATCACAGCAGCTCTTCACGCCGTCGCCGTAGAGCTGATCTTGAGCGCTGAATACGAAGTCCCGCCAGCACTTCTCGATGTAGTCCGTGCTCCACAGGCCGGCTGGTGGACCTTCATCTTCGCAGGTGCAGCTCGGGCCAAATGCCTGCGTGGACGGGTCAGGGTTGGTGGCGTCACGGCGAGGAAACTGGACATTGATCGACGGGAGCGCGGTCATTGCCTCCACGTTCAACTCCATCGGCAAGTGAGGGTCAGTCTCGACGCCCAGGTCGAACATGGGAAGACACGGCTTCTGGCCGCTGTGCCATTCCTCGAGGCGGTCGATGTGCAGGTTGTAGGTGACCGTCTCGCTGGTGGTGTCGTATGCGCCATCGAGCGCCGGCTTGAAGTAGGCCGCGTTGTCAGTTGCGACGGCGTCGATGTCGGTCACGATGGGCAGGGCCTTCGTGTGCGGATCGACACGAGGGACGGGCGGGCTCATGAGAATGTCTGTCCACCCGTTCACCACGTCTGCGACGGCAGGGTCGCCCCAACAAACGACGGTGCCGTCGTTGAATGTCACGGCAGTCGTGCTGTAGCCCGCGTGCAGGCCGACGATCTTCTTCAGGTTTGCGTTTGCAGGGTCAGTCAGGTTGCCCTTGCTCGAGCTTGTGGGCACGTTGCACTGCCCCATCGTGTTCAGGCCCCAGCACGCAATCGTGTGATCATCGTGCCGCACGACGCAGTGATAGGCGCCGGCCTCGATGTCGATCACGGCCTTGGAGTTGACCGCCGCTGGGACGGTCAGGGGATGCCCGGTCGGTGGTGGTCCGGGGATCGTCTCGTACTCGCAGTTTCCGGCGACGGTGGTCTGCTGCACGTTGCCGACGATGACGGTGACCGACCCGTCCGACGCCAGCATGATGAAGTGGTACCACCCGCCGCGAACGAGCCGCGGCTGGGAGGTCACACTGCAGCAGCAGACCCGGTGGAGGCTCACTTGTTCCAGGGGAGCTTGGCGTTCAGCCAGCGCCACATGGACGGGCCGACCAGAGCGCCGGCGACGAAAACGAGAGCCGAGAAGAATCCGGTGCCGAGGGCGTTACGCAGGGTTTCCATGATCCTGTTCCTTGCGCCAGGCGGCATCGAAGAGCGGGTCGCTGGCCCGGCGGGCAGCAATCAGCTCGCGGACGGTCTCGGCCCGTTCAGGATCGAGAGCAGCTGCAGCGAGGTTCGCCTCCTGCACCTTGCGGCGTGGGATCCAGCCGATCGCTGCGCGGATTGCCGCTCCGATGCCGGTCTGAAACAGGATCACAGCCACGCCTACCACGACTACAGCACCCGCAAGCCATTTCAAGAGGGCAGCCCACCACGGCACCTGATCCTCGACGCCCGGCAGGACGGCGTGGATAGTCCCTGCATTTTGCACGATCGTGTCGGCTCGCCCGACGATCTCGATGGCGTGTGCCTTGACGGTCGGGTTGGCGCTCAGGGTCTCGATCTTGAGGGCCGCCGACCGGATCGCCACGGCCTCTGTCTGGGTCGAGTTCGCAGCCTCCGCGATCTGCCTCGACGGGCTGCAGGCCGACAAAAGCAGCAGGAGGCCCGCCAGTGCGATCCTCACGGCCGGGCTTCCATGCGGTCGAGTCTCGCTGCGACGGCTCTGAGGGCTTCCTCGTGGCTCTTGTCGTTCGCGGCGCCCAAGACCTGACTCTTGACCAGTTCCTGCGCGATGGCACGCAGCTCGCCCATGTCGCTGTGAAGGCGGTCAAGCACGGCGTCCCGCCGGCCAAGGGTGACGAACACGGTGGCGACGCCGATGACCAAGACCCCCAGCTGGGCGACGCTGATGGCTGTGGCGAGCGGCAGGGACGTGTGGTGGCGTGGTCCGATGGGGGTAGGGCTCATGGCAAATCTCAGATGGTGCAGGCGCCGTCGATGGCGTTGGGCATGGAGAAGCAGAAGAGCTGCTTCCCGCTGGCTCGGCGCAACGAGTACATGATCACGCAGGTATCTGCGGCGATGGGTTGCAGCGTGAAGCCAGCGGGGATCGTCGCAATGGTCACACCGGGCCCGACCTTGGTCGGAGACGCGCCGGCTTGGCACAGTTCGCAGAGATTGATCGCGTAGGTCGTTGCGTCGGTCCCGTTTGCTCGGCGAGCGCTCGTGGTGACGACCGTGTTGTCGTCCTTGAGCACGACCTCCTCCCAGGCGTAGCGCCAGCGGGTGGTCGACCCAGACAGGAGCACAGGGCTCGCTTTGATCTTGGCGATGAACCAGTCTGCGAACTCTGGCTTGGGGGACTGCCGGCCCTTGAGTTCCGGTCTGTTGAGCTCGCGAACTAGATGCCGAAACTGGCCCGGGTAGATCGGGCCGACCTTGGACTTGCTGTTGGACGCAAGACGAGGCATCAGGGCAACCAGGAGACGAGCCCGCTGAAATCGCTAGTACCGGGGAATGGCTGTTTCCACATGACCACGCCCGCGTAGCGCTGTGCGTTGGGGTTCGCGTCAAGCGTCGCAGCAGTCGTGGTCAGGGACCCGCCGGAGAGAATGCCCATCACGACCTGCTTCGTGCTGTCGACCTTTGCCACCTGCCGAAGGTGAAAGTCCTTGTCGTACGCCATCGAGTAGGTGATCTCGTAGGCGTTGGGACCGACCCTGCTGATCTGTGCGCCGGTGAAGAGCAGCGTCCCTGGTGCGCAGGTAAATCCAGCGATCGTCACGTTCGTGCTGTTGCGAGTGTTCGTCTGCGAGGCCAGGTTTCCAAGCAGCGTGGATGATGGTCGCCCGTTCATCACATTCCGCAGCGTGAACCGAAGCGTCGAAACGAAGGCGTCGATCGGTTCGCCGGCCTGGTCGACAGGCTTGCCGCCGATGTCACTCTCGCCCGGATTGCTGATGTCAGCTCCAGACGGGAGCGTGTAGTTGTCGACCCGGAACGTCGGCACGATCGCGGCGCTGATGTCCATTTCGACGGCCGTGAACCCGGGCTGATTTTCAGGCGTGATGTCCTTTGCGGCAGCCGTCGGGCCATACGAACTTTGCGCAGACCCGAAGTTGACGGTCAGCGTCCAGGCGGCGCCGCCGTCAGAGTTCGCAAGCGTGTATCCGCTGTAGTTCAGCTTCGAGTAGCTCGACGTGCCGGTGCCTGTGCCGTTGAGGTACGTGCCGAACGAGTTGAGGGCGCTGCCGGAAGTGCCAGCCGCTCCAAGCACGGTAGTCAGGCCAGCGCTGCTGATGATGTTCTGGGTGGTCAGCAGGGCGCCAGCATCGTCGTAGACCGCGTAGACCGCGGTCGCGGTGAACTGGTCCCGGTCGTAGGCGACGTTCTGGGATTGAAGTGTGAACACGACTGCCATCAGTTGGCCCTCAGTTCTCGCAGGTACCTGGTGTTGTCTTCGATCTTGGCGTCAATTTCCCGGATGCGATCCAAGTTCGTCGCCATGCGCTCGCTGCTGTAGTCGACGGCGCCGGCGACTCGGACTGCTCCCACAGCAGTCCCAAGACTTGCAACATTTGACGCAGCTTGGACTCTGCGAAGTTCCTCAATCTTGTCTGATTGCGCGCTAGCCATTTCGCGCTCAAGGAACTTCTGCTCTCGTTCAGCATCTTCAACGGCTCTGCTGCGCTCTTCATTCTTTCGCTGCTGATCCTTGAGACGGTTGATTTCCGACATGCGCTTCGTGACATGCTCGAGCATTAGCGCCTGCTGCTTTAGTGGAACATTCGCAGCATCCATCTGATCTTTCATGTCCTCGATCAGCTTGTTGAGATCTGCTTGTCTCTTGATTCTTTCTCTTTCTTCGTCTGAACCAGCAAGCAGCATGTCTCGCTGTGTATTCAGATCAACGATCATGTCTTCGCTTGTTTTCTGAAATCGACGCATAGCGCTTTCGCGAGCGCGTTCAATTTCGGCAAGTCGCTCTGCTTGTCTTACCTCTTCTGCTTTGGCCTTTGCCATGTCGGCGTAAATCTGAGCTCGGCGGCGCTCAATATCACGATCTTCTTCTGTCACAGACATGGCCTGGCCGAGCTCGTAGAAAGCACCGATCAGCGGCACCTTCTTCACAGCAGCCTCCACCCTTGAGCCGATTGACTCAAAGATGTCCCGGACGTTCCTAAGACGCTCAATGTCAAGTTCTCGAATGCCATCTGCCAACGCACGGATTCCAGCATCCATTGACTGAGCGCCAACCATTCCTGCAAGTCCACCGACGATTGCTTTGGAATACGACTTGCCGGCTCGGTCAAAAACTTTTCCGATTGCAGAAGTTCGGCTGATAGTGGCCTTTTCGGCCTCAGCAAGGCCCTTCTCGTACTGCGCCCAGAGCAGCTGAAGCTGGACTTCCATCTTCGTCGAGGCCATTACTTCTTCTCCTTGCCCATCATGCGGCGCAGGTCATCGAACGCCCGGCGGGGCTGATTGTTGTCCTGGGCGAATGGCATGAAGTCGACCGGGCGGAATGGCTGGCCCTTCGTCCGGTGGCAGTTCGCCATGACGCTGGCGACGATGCCGGAACGAAGATCCGCCCGCTCATCCCCGATGGGGCTGATGGCGTTGAACGCGATCCACTCTGACAGTTCCTTGCTGCTCATGCGTTCGCCTAGTTCCTCGACCGTCATTCCGAGCGCCAGCGCCAGCCGGAACATGAACATGCGTAGCGGGCGCTCTCTCAGTTTCCCTCGAGCTTCTCCGAATCCGATGTTCCGATGCCGCTCAGGCGCATCGCCACGTCATAGAGCCTGTCGATCACGGATGCCGGCATCTCGCCCATCGCCTCGACGTCCGTCGGGTCAAACACCCGGGCGCCGTTGTCGTAGACGCAGAGGGCGACCATGCTGGCGCGGACGTTGCGAAGGTTCTTCGCCCGTCCGTTGAACAGCCTGGACTCCCACTCGTCTCGCCCGGCGGCGGTGAGGCCACGAACCTCGACCTGACCGACGCCGGGCACGTCCACGGTCTCCGAAGGGACCGATGCACGAAGCGCGAGGAGCTTTTCCTTGAGGGTAATCACGCGTCAACGTCCACGAAGTTGATGGAGCCAGTCAGCTTGATGCTGATGCTCGCGGTGACCGCCTCGCCGACCGCGCCCTTGAAGGACATGCTGGTCACGATGCCGACGCACTCGAACTTGGCGCCCTTGTTGTTGGTGTCTCCGTACTCGAGCAGGAAAGACTTCGGAGTCGGGGTCGAAGCTGAAGCATCCAGCAGGTCGATGATCGCGGCCTGCTGGGTGTCATCGGCGTCCAGGTTCACCTCGCAGCTGATCGTGCCGCTGTCGATGATGCCCGGGATGAACTGGCGAAACCGGCTGGTGATGTTGGAGACGTCGATTGTGGCGGCGGTCAGGCCGTCGAGATTGAGCGAAGTCACCTCGCCTACCGCGGTCGTGGGAAGGGTGTAGGTGTTTCCTGCGCCCGTAGCGCCCATCTTGAGAGAGGATCCGAAACTTGGGATAGCGGCCATGTGATGCTCCTGCGCTTATGGTTGCGCGTTGGGGTCAACGATGAAAGTTGGATTGACGGCCGGCGACCGATAGGTCACCTCTGCCGAAACGGTCGTGATGTGAACCTGATCGTCCGTGGCCTCCTGGCCGAAGTCGTATTCAGTCTGGACGGACGTGACGCGGATCTCGATGATCGTGGTGGATCGGTTGACGCCCTTGGCGCCGTGCAGTGCCTCACGCACTTCCTCGGCCAGAACTCTCGAGGCTGCAAGCGTTGCCCCGATGCACTCGACCTGCACGCTCATGCGTCGCAGCCGGTCGGTCCTCGCCAGCGTCGGACTGAGGTCCTGGTCGCTGCCATAGGTCAGCACGATGCAGGGCAGGGCTGTCGATGGTCTGTAGGACGCATAGACGCGGGCGCTTGACCCACTGCCCACGAGTGAGGTGATAGCGGTCGTCTGAACGATCGCGTCACGCACAACGGCAGCGACGACGGCGCTCACGCGGACCTCCGCAGGCCAGACTGCTTCACCTGCAGCATGTAGATATGTGCCTGAAGGCGCAGTCGCAGCTTGTCCATGAACTTCGGAAGAACGGTATTTGACTCGCCGGCGAAGATTCGCCCGAGCTTGTCCCAGCCCTTGTAGGTGTTGGTCCTTGTTCGGCCTCGGTCGATCAAGTGCAGACCCGGGTTCCAGATCTTCACGCGGGCGTAGGAGCCGTTTTTCTGCGGGAAGATTGCCCACTTCAAACCGAAAGCAGAGCGGCCAGTCACGGGCTGCTTCAGCAGCTGCCGGATCATGTACATGCGGCTGTACTTGACCGGACGGCCCTTCTTGTTTCGCAGCCAACGGTGCTGCAGCGCCCGCTCCATCGACTCGCCATCATGCTTGCCGACGATGTTGTAGATCGCCGTGAGAATCCGAACATGCAACGGATTCACGGCCTCGAGCTGCGTCTCCTTGAGGACCGCATGCAGCTTGTTCGGCTTCATCTCTTGCAGTTGCCGAACAAGTGCCTCGACGCCTGAAACGTCCGCCTTCAGTTGGAAGCTCATACGATCACCTGCCTCGCCACGATGTCGAGGTACTCGCGGCGCTCCTGCCAGTTGATCACGCTCACCACGTCCCACGACGTGACGCCCATGCCTCCGGTGTTGGCGACGGTTCGCAGGCGGGTGCGGTGTGAAATGTTTGGGTGCCAGCGCGTTCGGATCGTGTGTGTGACGATCTGATTGAGCTGGGCGTGATTCCGGCGCTCGTCCGCGCTTGCTTGATTGATTGCCGCAAAGACCGTGGCGACCACCGAGTAGGTGCTCGTCGACTGCCCGTACTCGTCGGTCGTCTCGGTGGGGTTCATCACCTCCAGCGGCGTCCGCATGTAGCCCGGGTTCACTGGTAGTCCCCCGTGTGGTACTGCACGATCAGGCGCTGGACCGTCATCGGTATTTCATTGACGATGTTGCCGATGTTGACGCTGGTCCGGTTCTCGTACATGTGCGTCGCCTGGAGCAGCACGGCATGGCGGAGGGCTGCAGGCACGCTGGCGCTCGTGGCCCCGTAGCCGGCGGTGAAATCCACAGAAACATCTAGTGCTCCCGTGTTGAGAGTGGTGGGCCAGGACCCCGTGCTTCGGAGAACTACTCGCCCGACTCCGTTGACGCTGTAGGTGTGATAGGTGCTCGCATCCAGCGTCAAGAGGTTTCCGTTAGGGGCCTCGTAATTGACGGAATTGACCGTCGAAAGAGGCGACCGTGGAAGCACGATCTCGCCGTCGGCGGGAAAGCCTTGGAGCTGCAGCGTGAAAGCCCGGTTGATCAGCGCTCGACGGGTCTCGTGCTCGATCACCTGCGTCGCGCTGAGGATCAGCGTGGCAATGTAGGCGTCGTCCTGCGTGTGATAGATGCGGGCGTGAGTCTTGAACTCAGCCGCCGTCACGACCGCGCTGGTGGCGCCGTTGTCGGTCAGGTTGGTGCGCATCCCGTCGGTCACGGCTTGGCTCCCTTCTTCACGGCGCGGCAGCAGTCAGGCCTTACGCAGGCGCGAGGCTCGGGCTCGTGGCGCTCGGCAAGGCCCGTGGCAAGCAGTTCGATCGCGGTCCGATCGTCGACCGTCAAGAGATCGCCAGGGCCGTGCGCGGCCTTCTCCATGATGAATGCCTGGATGACGCGAACGGTGGGCATGTCTTGAAATCCGCCCGGGGGGTTTCCCCCCCGAGCGGTGTGGGTTCAGGTCAGTGATCAGGTCGCGGCGGCCTGCATGTAGCGGAAGGCGTTGACATTGGTGACAGTGAAGTCAACGCGCGACTGCGCCATGTAGCCCGTCTGATTCGTCTCGGCGTAACGCTCGCGGAGCACCTTGAGCGTGTAGCCGTTGCGCTCGCCGATGACCGCATAGTTGAAGTCGCCGATCACAGCGATCTTCGCCGATGCGCCGCTGCTGGCAACAGCGTAGGACGGGTAGACCGGGATGCCCATGAGGCGATCCGGCTCGCCGAGCGCGCCACTGTTCTGCCAGAAGTAGTTCACGGTGCCCGTGGCGATCGACGCCAGCTTGCGCACCAGCGCCAGCCACGCATCGCTGCACACGATGGCGCACTTGCTCGACATGCGGTACTCGCGGGGAAGCGCGTACACGAAGTCGATGATGTTGGCGACCGTCGGCGCAGGAGCGGCCGCGGTGCCGCCGCTGGTCACGGCAGAGGCAATCAGGTTCTGACCCGTTCCCGTGTAGGTCATCAGACCTCGAGGATTCGGTGCAGAGGCGTCGCCGGCGACAAAGCCGTTCTCCTCGACCTCAGCGAACTTGCGGGAGAACTGCTCCGTGAGGATCGACTCGATCGAGAAGCCAGGGCCACGGGCCGGCGCGTCCTCGATCAGCTCGTTGCTCACCAGAGCGAGGCCGGCGATGCGGCGCGGCTGCAGCGTGCGCGCGGCAAAAGTGCTGCCGCCTTCGTTGGCGACAGAGCCAGCCTCCGAAACAAAGCCCGCGTTCACGAGGCCCGTCTCGACGGCGATCTCGCGCTTGAACGAGCCCAGCGGCATCACCTTGCAGAGCTGACGCATCACGCACATCTGCTGCAGGCGCTTGGTGAGTTCGTTGTGGAACTCGGTGGGCGGGAGCACATCGCCGGAGCCGGCGGTGCCCTCGCTCAGCGCGCGCATCTCAGCCACCGGGGTGTGCTCGCCGCGCTTCAAGTAGGTCGCGTAGGCGGCCTGATACTCGTCGCTGCAGCGGAAGTCGCCGAAGCGGGGAGCCCGCTGGGCGGTCTCGCGAGCAGCGGGAGCGCGACGGATCTCGGGGGCGTCTGGGCCGACGTCCACAAAACCAGCCTCGCGGTCCTTTGCCGCCAGCGCCATCAGCTGGTGGTTCTTCTCGATCACGCTCTGCACCCGGCGGTACTCGGCGTCGAGCGCATCGAAGGTCTTGGTGTCATCGGCAGAGAGATCGCCGCCGGCCTGGTTGGCCTTCTCGATGAGCTCGCTCATCTGGCGGTAGCGAGCGTCGTTCTCGCTGCGGAGCTTCTTGTACGAATCCATGTTGGATTTCCCTTTGTGCTTCGCGCAGTTTGTTTGCCCAGACTCCCGCGCGAAGCCGCGAGAGACAAGGCATAAGGTTCAGACCATTAGTGCAAGCGCGGCGTTTGGGTCTAGCAAGATGCCTGCGCAACGCAGAGCCACGACAAACATCGTTTCATTCGTATCCACAAACCTCTCAGTGACTCTCGAAATAGTCACTCCGTCAGTCGTCGAAACCAGCAGGTATCGACTGAAATCGCAGATCACACTCAGCGGCTCGTTTGAGTTTGTCGGACCGTTGTCGCCAGTGTTGTTCACACTCATGTCCGCAAACGTCCACGGCAAACCCAAAACAGTTCGACCTTCTGCGCCGTAGGTCATTGCCTGCTGCATCGTTGAGTTTGAAAAGAGACGAGTTCCCTCGTTGCCGGCGGTGTTCGCATTTAGTTGACTGTTGAAAACGATCACGCTCCTGTTCCAGTAATGAGGAGCCATCCTGTTTGATCTCGCCTGCCCAGAAACCCAGTTGACGGCATTGTTTGCCGAGTTCAATGAGTTTGTGTTTGTGCCGAAGATCTGGGTCGACGTGTAGGCGCGTGAGTACCGTCTGCATGTGTTGAAGACGCCGTGGCAACAGTCAGATCCTGCAACAGAGGCTGTTCCAGACGTCACGTTGTCGTCCTTGTTGCCGACCAGAATCTGCTTGTTCAGGATTGAGGCAATGTCTTGTGCGGCCTGACTGATGATCAGCGACTCGATGCTTGCCTCTCCTTGACCGGCAGAATCCTCGAGCAGCTCGTTGGAGACGCGGACCATGACGCTGACCCTTCGCAGGCGAAGGGTTGAGGTGCCGGTGCCGGAAGTGCTGGTGCCAGGTAGGGCAATGGTCGGAACGGAAACCTGAGCCTGCCCGGTTGTAGTTGCGTCGATCAGCGTGCCGGCTTCGCCCGGGTTCTTCTGAACGCTGAAGCCACCGGAGCCGGTTGGCGAAATGACCGGAACGCTGACCACTCCGCTATTCACGACCAATTTTGAGACGCGGGAAATGATTTGATCGTCACCGAGTTCAGACATGAACTTGTCGGCAAACTCGGTCGGAGCGAGCACGTCGCCGGAGCCGGCCGCACCAGTCTGGCTCAAGGCACGAGCTTCTCCGGCGGTCAGAAAGTTCCCGCCTTTTCGCATGTACTTGCTGAACAGGGCGCGGTATTCCTCGCTGCCACGGTCCACGGTGTTCTTGTTGTCCATCGCAATCTCCGTTTGAGCGCTGCGGCGGCGTAAAAATGGCGCACGGCCGCAGCGGTTGGGGGCTTCATTTCCAAACGCTTGCGCACCAGTGCGCCACGAGGGCTGCGACGGAGGTGTGCCTCGCTTCCGGTCGACGTGCACTAGGCAGTGGTCGCTGGTCGCGGTGCTATTCAGTTGGGAGGCATTCTCACACGCCAGAATGCCTCTGCAAGACCCTTTCAGCGCGGGGGCGGCAGACGGAGGGTCCGGCGCACCGGCGCGTCCTGAGCGGCTTCCCGAGCCTCCACGCTGGTCGTGGGGTTGGCAGGGAAGGTCACCAGCGACAGTTCGAGCAGGTCGGCGTCGAGGATCACCCGCACGGGCTTGGTCTCGCCCTTCTCGTAGCGCTCCTCGCGCACCATGAACCCGAAGCTGCACTGGCTCACTACGCCGCTCTCGACCAGGGCGTGCGCCTCGCGGGCGGTCGCCGTGTCGGGCAGGGTGGCTTCAAAGCCAAGGCCCTGCCCGTCGGTCCGGGGGCGCGGTTGGCCGGCGCGGCCCC